CACGGAATGGCAATGAACGGCTTTCTGTTACTTACAATGTTGGTAAGAAAACGGGTCAGAAAGTCGGCTACGTGGTTGCTCCTTCATCCGGAGATGTGAAAATTCGGGTTCATAACAACACACTTGACAATGTGTTGAAAGGTGTCGTCGAACGCGTTTTCTTGGTCAAACGCGACGGCCAATTTTCCCGTCCACCAAAACCTGTTGCTAACATCTTTAATGTGAGACTCCGTCAGTTTCGGTGTAGACTGATTTCAGGCTTGTCTGGGATATCCCCTTATACGTTCGATGAGTTCATTGGATGTTATACTGGGCGTAGAAGGACAAGGTATGGTCAGGCTAAGGAGGAATTACTGCGTGATGGTGCGGTTCTCCCCTCCCCTCTAGTTAAAGGTTTTGGTAAGGTGGAAAAGTTCAACTTTTCAGTCAAGCCTAATTCAGCTATGCGTATCATCTCCCCCCGTTCCTATCCATATAATTTGGAAGTGGGTTGTTATATTAAGGCTCTCGAGCATCCTATTTATGGTGTTGTCAAGAGTCTTTTTGGGGAGGTGACGATTTTTAAAGGTCTTAATGCTGAGCAACAAGGGTATCATTTCTCAAAGAAGTGGTCCCTATACAGCGACCCCATAGCGATAGGTATTGATGCAGAGAGGTTTGATCAACATGTAAGTCGTGATTGTCTTGAATGGGAGCATTCTATATATAATGCTGTTTACTCTTCAAGCACACTTCGTGAGTTATTGAAACTGCAACTCAGAAACACTGTTGGCATCTACTCTGCAGATTGGTCCGTGAAATACACCGTGGATGGTTGTAGGATGAGTGGCGACATGAACACAGCGTTAGGCAATTGTCTAATTATGTGTGCAATCGTCTACTCCTATCTACATGAAAGTAACATCAAGTTGTCCCTAGCTAATAATGGTGATGACTGTGTATTGATCATGGATCGTTCCTGTGAATCTGAACTTAGACAAAAGCTTCCCCAGTATTTTCTGGAGTTTGGTTTTTCTATTAAGATGGAAGACACAGTTGAGTGTCTTGAACACATTGAATTCTGTCAATCACATCCAGTGTTTGATGGGAAACAATATGTTATGGTTCGTGATCCGCGAGTTGCGATTTCCAAGGATTGTTATTCAATTAAACCGTTGGATAACAAAGCAGTTTATGAATCCTGGATTTCTGCTGTTGGACAGGGTGGTTTGTCACTTACGGGTGGCATTCCTGTTTGGCAAAATTTTTATCGCGGATTTATTCGTGCCTCCTGTGGTCGGAAACCACTTATAGATGAGCCTTCTTTGGAATCAGGTATGGTAATACTTGGTAAGAATATGGAGAGGAGGTTTGAGCCAGTTGATGAGATGTCTAGGGTCTCTTTTTATGAGGCCTTTGGCATCCCACCTAATGAGCAACTTCTTCTCGAACAGTATTATGATAATAATGTGCCATACTGGGCTAGCCCTGATGTTGGTGTTGTCCCCACACATCAGTTCTTTTAGGGATATGGGGTCTATATGGGGTGTTTAATAGGCCAAAACGGTGACCTGCCAAGGGTCTTAATATTTCCGTGCTAACCAAAATGCCGAGAGACTACACGGCCCTAACCCATATAGATGTATAGTCCGCCTGAGCCGGCGTATCCCATAATGGCTCTCGTACCTCGTAATTTTCGCGCAGACGACAACCGGGCGGTTGTTCCTCGAATCGCTGCTACTTCTCTCCTGTCTGCTCTTGCTAGTAGTGTCCTTGGACCATATTTACAAGAGTACAGACCGGTGGATGATTACCAACGTGCTCGTGTTTATCCTACTCGCCCTAACCCGCCTGTAAAAGCTTCTCGTCCCCAAAAACAACGTAAACAAAACAAACAAATTGTATTAGGAGCTGCTCCAAAGCCCTCTGCGGGTTTTTCAATTAATCGAGCTCCTGCTGCAGTCAGCATGTCACAAAAGAATCGTGTCCCCAGGTTTAATGGTGCTCCCAATGGTATTCGTATTCAACATTGTGAATATATTGGACCATTTACTTACCCGGCTGGTACAAATGCTTCCTTTGCTGTCTTGTCTGCAATTCCCTTTCAACCTGGTCTTTTGACTAGTTACCCTTGGTTGTCTTCACTGGCCACTAATTTTGAGCAATACAAGTTTCATCGCATGCGTATTGTAATTCGTAGTATCGTACCCACTAGTACTAGTGGTGCAATGTATGCTTCCATTGACTACGATGCTGCTGATCCTCAACCTACGACTAAGTCGCAGTTTATGAATAATGGTTCGGCTGCATCGTCTTCAATTTGGGAAACGTTGACTCTTGATTATGATCCTCCAGCCAGTGATTTTGTGAAACAGCATTACATTCGTAATGGTAATTTAGCCAATAATTTGGACATTAAGACATATGATAGTGGTAATTTATACTTGGCCGTTGATGGTTCATCGTTAGGTGCATCTGCCAACACTATTGCTGACATATTCTTTGAATATGATGTGTCTTTGTTTGTCCCGATTTTGAATCCTGATGTTGCTCCTGGGTTTGCTTTATCTGGTCGCGCTACTGCTAATGCAACTGGTGCTTTGTTTACGGCTCCCATTACTTATGCTGGCACCAATTTGGCTACTCTTGTTGATGTCAGTCCCAATAATGGTAATATGGTATTCACCCAGCAGGGTAGGTGGTTGGTCTCTATTCAATTAGTTTGCACTTCCACTGCTGGGCCCACCAATTCTACTTGGACCGTTACTTCTGGTTCAGGATCCGCGACGTTGGCTGCTGCCAGTAGTTTACCAGCTGCTGGTAGTACAGGGATAATCTTTCTTATGGAAGGATTTGTTCTTGTTACTGATACGTCCGTACCACTGGTGGTTGCTGTTAACACTCAGGCTAATTTGTCTTTGGTTAGCAGCTCAGTCACCAGGATCGCTTCCTATCCGAATCCCTCCACTTAATTGTGGAGTTTTGGGGGTTACTGGCCGCCCCTTTTCTATAAAATATTAATAATACAAAATATGTGCCAGTTAACCATCAGGTAGTTGAGTCCTCATCTTGTACAGGGTGAGGGGGCTGCTCAACACCTAGTACTCCATTGACCTTCAGCTTAACTTTTCTGCTGTTAATCTTCAGCTTAATTTTTCACTGTTGTTGTCATGGCAAT